GATCACCTCGCCGCTGGTGCGCACTATCACTGACCCGCGCCATATGTCAGGGCTGCCTTGTTACACGGTGAACGGAAGCCGCGGTGCGGGCGCTGGCGTGATGCCGGTCGGCGACGGCTCCAATGCTGGCACCGCCGGCACCCTGCGCGATCTCACGCTCGGTATGGTCGATGCCGCGATGCAGCAATGCTGGCAGGCCGGCGGTAAGCCGACGCTGGGCATCATGTCGGGCAATATCAAAAGCTACTTTGCCACGCTGTCGCAGGGCGGGACCGGGAACGCGGTGGTGGCGCAGAACATCCAGAACGTCACGTCGAGCGAGCAGGTGACGATCCAGGGCGCGGTGGACGTGTATCGCACCAACTTCGGTGCCATCCAGCTTGCCCCCGACCGCTTCATGCCGGCGCACCAGATCATCCTGGTCAGCACCGACTACGCCGAGATGGCGCCACTGTCGGGCAGATCCTTTGTCGACCAAACGTACGCCACCACAGGAGACAATACCCAGGGTGGTGTTGTATACGAGGGATGTATACGTCCGACTGCACCGAAGGCTCATGCGACTATCTTTGACCTCAACCAGTAGTCCGCTATGCCTCTACTATACGAGAACTACGACCCGGTAACGCTGCGTGCCACCGAGGTTGATACCGATGCTGAGGCCGGGTTGGTCTTTACCCACTCGCAGAACACCCGGCCGATCGTCGAGAGCGCCAAGCGGATCGCGTCCAACTTCGATCCGCTGGTGCGGCGCGACACGGTGCATGTGGCGCGCATCCCGATGGTGATCTGGCAGAACCTGCAACGCCTGGGAATCACCAAGGACGAGGCTGCGCTAAATCGCTGGCTCAACGACCCCGACAACTGCGTCTTCAGAACCGATGACAGGAGTACGCTCTGATGGCCCTTGCAACCCACGAGAACCACGCTGACGCCCCGAAGCAGCGCCCGTCCCCCGGTGTCGGCATGCAGGGTAAGGCGCCCGTGACAGGCTCCGTCGAGGCGGCAAAGCCGGTGCTGATCGAGGACATCGATCCCGTGCTGCTGGTGCGCCTCTATCCCGAAGCCACCTCGGCCGGTGACATGCGCAGTTGCGCGCTCGCCGCCGGGAATGCCACCTACGAGGCCGGCCAGACGCTGGTTGCCTCGCAGCAGGAGCCGGTGCTGGGGGCCGGCGAAACCCCGACGCCAACACCCACGCCAACGCCGCATCCGCGCCGGGACTAACCGGCTGGTGGCTAGCCTGCAGCAGTTGAGCGATGACGTTGTTGGCTGGCTCAATCGCCGGGACATTGTCGATCGCATTCCCGGCTGGGTGGCGATGGTCGAGACCGAGATGGCCGAGACCCTGCGCGCCCGCTGCATGGTGGTGACCGTCACCCAGCCGATCGACAACGCCTACATCTCGATGCCGCCGGATTTCGCGACCATGGAGTCGATTCGCGACGCGACATCCGGCGAGTTGTTTGAACTCAAGGACGAGTGGAGCGGGCACTGGACGGGCGCGCAGACTAGTGCGTGGCAGGGCGCGGTGGGCAGCATCCTCGGCCAGCCCTGCACGGCATACCGGCTGGTGCATGATTGTTTGGAACTGTTACCTCACCCGGTGATTCCAGATCCACCCGACCCTCTCTGGAAGCCCCAGCAGATAATGATGGGTTATTATGCCAGGCCGAAACCCCTAGTCCTACCATCTGACACTAACCCTATTCTGGAACAGCTTTATGCCACATACTTGTATGGGGTAATAAAACAAGGTGCTCTATTCGAACTAGACGACGACAGAGCACAACAAATGGACGGGTTGTGGCAGCAGGTCATCACCCGCGCAAATTTGTGGAAGCAGCAAAGTGACGTTAGCGGTGCGCCATTCCGTAGCGAATTGGCAACGGTGTTCTGATGGACGGTAGCGCCAGCATCGGGCTTGAGCAGGCCCTACTCGGCCATAGCCTGGGCTTCGCGCCGATGGCCTCGCCAACGCAGGTGTATGTGGCACTGTGCCTGGCCGCGCAACCGCCGTCCGAGACGGTGCGCGGGCTTGAGGCGTCGGGCGGTGGCTATGTCCGCACACCGGCCACCTTCGCGCTAATCTCCGGGCCGTCCAACATCGCCGCCAACACCACGTCCGTCGAGTTCCAGCAGGCAATGTCCTCGTGGGGCGTCATCGGGTTCTTCGAGTTGTGGGATGCGGCCGCGGGCGGCAATCGCCTGTATTGGGGCCAGTTGGTCGATCCTGCCGACTTCACCACGCCGCTGACTATCACGGTCTCGGCCGGCGATATCGTGCGGTTCTCGGCTGGCACGCTGGGCGTTCAGGCGGCGACTGGCTCAGGTGGCACAGCCAGCATCGGGGCGTATTTGCCGCTCGCTGGTGGCACGCTGACCGGGCCGGTGTATCTGGCGGGAGATCCAACCGACACTCTACAGGCCGCCACCAAGGGCTACGTGGACGCGCATAGCGGCAGCGGCGGCGGGCCCGGGTTCCTGCCGCTCAGTGGCGGGACCATGCTGGGGCCGCTGACGCTCGGCCCATCGCTGATATTCGGCGGCGTCACCGCAACCGGCTTTGGCACGGCTATCGGTCAGGTGCCGGTGTTCGTCAATAGCCAGAGCAGCGGCTTCCCTGGCCTCAACCTAGCCGATCGCACGATCCTTCGGCGCTCCACGACGACCGCGACCGATTACGCTGATCTCCAGATCAGCCGCACCACTACATTCAACGCTGGCACGCCTGGAACGGCGGCCAACAATGCGGCTCTGCGTGTGCTTGGCGCCTACGGCCTTGGCAACAAGACGAACGAATGGAACATCATTTCGACCGCGACAACGTCCGGCACGGGCGGCGGCACGATCTCAGGTGCGTTTCTGCAAGGCATTCGCGCTGCGGGCGCTAAAGATCCCGTGTGGGGCGCAATCACGAACGCCATCGACCAGAACGACACCGACTCCCTGACATCCGGGGCGCAGTTGATCCCCCTGGAGATCGATGTTGTCGCCAACCGTGCCGACAATGCGGTCAACAGCCAGACGGTCGGCGGCGTTGGCGTGCGTAAGGTGCTCGATATCGTCGCGGTGCGGCAAACGCTCGCAGACACCACGCAGTTCGAGGTGTCGCACGGTATCTGGTTCACAGCCGGAACCTATGGCAGCTCCTCTGCCGACGCTTACACGAACTATCAGTCGGCGATCGGGTTCGGCATCAACACGCAGGTCCGCAACGCGCTCGATACGCGCGGCGCGATCACGCCCACCGGCTCGTCTAACCCCGTGTCGGCCGTCACGATGAGCGCAGGTCACATCGTGGATTTTAACGGAGGCCCCGCGCTGACCAGCGCGCCGGGTGCGTATCTCCGCTACGACAGCGCCACCAGCAAGCTGATCTATTACGTCTCCGGCGTCGCGAAATGGAGCGTGGACGCCTCCGGCAACATGCGCTGCGCCGGCACCGTCACCCCGAGCGTCGCACCCTGATGGCAACGCCACGCCCCTATGGTCGCGGCCCGTATGGCGCCTCGGTCTATGCCACATACCGCACCTACGAGATCGGGGGCATTTCCCAGGTCGCGTTCGGCGCCGAGGCGGCCACGCTGATCCGCACCTGGCAGCAGCCAACGCAGATGTGCAGTGCCGGCACGTGGGCGCTGACCTCGCTGCCAACGCAGCCACCCAACGACCAACTGGAGTTGGCGGCATGAGCGACTACACGCTGACGCCCCATTACAGCCTCTATAAGCCGACCGTGAACGCTGACGGTGATCAGTGGGGAGACCATTGGAACGCCAACGCAGATACGCTGGATAGTGTTATATATTCGTCGTTGGGCGGTGGCCCGTTTCTGCCACTCAGTGGTGGTACGGCGACCGGGTTAGTGACATTCTCTGTCGCACCCAACGTCACTGACGTCGCCGGCTACATGCAGGCTGGGCAATCCATCATCTCGGTCAATAACATCGCAAACGGCCCAACGCGCGTTGGCATCGGTGCCGGTGCTGCGCAGGCCGCGGGGCCGCCGGCAAGTGATATCATGCTAACTGCCGTAGGTTGGCGTGCCGCGAACGTGGCGACCGGCGGTTTCGAGAATACCGCAGTCGGCACGCTGGCGCTGGCAACGATGACAGGCCAAAACGCCAATACTGGGATCGGCGTCGGCGCGTTGATGCTTGATCCGTCGCCCTCTGGCTCGACCGGCGTTGGCAACGACGTGATGCGGAACACCTGGAACACCCAATCCTGCACCGCAATCGGTTATTATGCCCTTGCTGCGGGGGCGCCGAAGAACAACACTGCCCTCGGCGCCTATGCGCAGAACGGTAATTCTACCTCGGTTATCGTTGGTGGCACGGCGACTGCTGGAGACGCACTGCAACTGACGTTTGCCGGCAGCTTCACAGGCTCTCCTGTTACCGTCAGCTATACCGTCGCCGGCGGCAATACGACGACGCAGATGGCGACCGGGCTGATAAACGCCATCAACACCAATTCGACGTTGCTGGCGGTGCCCGGTCGGTTCCTCGCGGTAGCAGCCACCCCGGCAGCGAACTATTTCGGCATCCAGTGGAACGGCACGTCGCTGCTCGGCCTGACGGTGACAACAACGGCAAACGTGACAGGCGCGGCCACCGAGACATTGACGATTGGCACCGGAAACCTTGGGCAGAACCTCATCGCCATCGGCTTTCAGGCGATGCAGGGGTTGGCGCTGACCACGGCGTCTAGTTGCATTGCAATCGGCAACAACGCTCTGTCCGCGCTGACCACTGGTGCCGGTAACACAGCTATCGGGCGTTCGGCATTGCTGGCTACGACCAGCGGCCAGCAGAACACCGCCATCGGCGACCTGGCTTTGACAAAGAACACGACGGGCGTCTTTAACGTCGCGCTAGGCCAGAATACCGGCGCCACCAATGATGTCGGCTTCAACAATACCCTGGTCGGGGTAAATGCCGGCACCGCTGGGAACGGCGCTGGATTCAAACTCAATGCGCTGTTCGGGTCTGGCGCTGGTCAAGGCATCACCACTGGGGCGTCGAACACCATAATCGGCGCGATGAACACGGCGACCTCGCAGAGCCAGGTCACGACCGGCGGCAATAACGTGGCGATCGGTGCCGGTGCCAGTGTGGCGTCACAGACAGCAACGGGGCAGCTGTCGATCCAGAACGCGATCTATGGCACCGGCAACTTTGCCGTGGATGCCAATGTGTCGGGCGGCAAGATCGGCATCTTTAACCGCGCTCCGACCGCGCTTCTGACGATCGGTGACAACGTGTTCGGCGCTCACATCGCCGTGGTGGCAACTGCTCCACCGGCCGTATCGTCCAGCATCGGGACACCGACGACCGATGCACGCGCCTCGGACATTTGTGGGACTGTAACCGGTGGGACTGGCTCGACCGGCATAACGATCACCTTTGAGGTGCAGTATGCGACGACCGTGCCGCATGTCGTGGTGACGGCGCGCGACGGCTTAACCTTTACCTATACCGTGTCGCAGGCGGCAATCACGATAACGCACGCTGCGGCAACGGGTCGCATCTTCGATTACATGGTGATCCAATGACCGAGGCCCGTTTGCTGACGACCGATGGCGGCTATGTGACGACTCTGACGGTGCCGGACGATGCAGAGCCCCCCGAAAGCTATCGGGTCGGTGACCGTAGCTTTGAGCGAACGAGTTCCGTCAGCCTAAGTGAAGGCAACGTTGTGTGGATCTACACCGGACCGCCTGAACCGCCGCCGCCAGAACCTCTCCCGATCGATTATCCACCGGAAGATCTGATCCATGATTGATCCCACCAGCTTGGTTGCCGTCACATTGCGTGCGCAGGAGTGGAATACCCTGATCGCACTCATCACCGAGGCGCCATACAAACTCGCTGCGCCGCTGATTGCCGCCATTCATCAGCAATGCATGGAGCACGACGCGCCGATGCGCGTGTCCGGCGGGGCCAACGGCGCAGAACCTCATCCCGAGCCATAGGAGGCCGCAATGGCCAGCACAGCCGGTCAGATGACGTTGGTACCGACAGGCAACCCGCAGTGGCGGGCGGCGAATGGCGGCGTTGTCCAGAGCTTTCAGGCGCCGGTGCCGCCGCAGACCAACCGCCCCCATACCGGCACGTCCTACGGCACGTACCGGGACTGGGTGATGAGGATGGGCTACTCGCGCACCAAAGGCATTGCCGGGTGGCGGATAATCCTACCCTACGACGCAGGCGCGACGTGGTTCGTGGCCGTGACGGACGATTCCTCCGACACGCCGACCGGCGTTACCAACGATGCCAACCACCCGCCGGCTGGCGTGAAGTAGCTCAGATGCCAGAGAGGACTAACTGCGGCGACGTACTTTCTTTGGTCCGTTGGAGATACGCGATGACTTTCAGTAAGCGCTGTGGGCTGTCGCCTGACATTCCTAGAATGATATTGCAAGGTTGGCAGATCCAGCCACGAAAGTGGCCTTTCTGATGACAGTGGTCCCACATAATTTTGCGATGTGTAGCGGCGCAGATTTCGCATGCGTCAGGTCTCGGTCTGCCGGCGGCGGTTTCGCGCTTCCTGTCGTGGTAGCTTTTCTCCTTCTTCCTCACTCGAATCGGATCAAGCAGACGTTGCTTCCTTACGCGCTCCGCTTGGCGCGCCTTTCTTTCTGGCTTGGAATCATGGATTTTACCTGCCTTGCGCTCCTGTTCTGCGTGTGTGGCGTGATAGCGTCGATATCTTGCGCGTTCTTTCTCTGGATCTTTGCGTGCGTTGATAGCTTGCCGCTTATCCTTGTGAGTTGCCTCGTAAGTCCGATTATACTCACGGATCTTCTCTTTGTTTGCCGCGTACCAAAGACGATGGGCGGCGGCAATCCTTTCCTTATTTGTCTGCCGATAGACACGGCGCGCTTCCAGGTCTTTATGTGGCATGAGCCGCGGTCCTTCTCATACAAGGGCGTGGTCAGGGGCGGCGGCAGTGCTGATAACACTACTGTCGCCCCGCTTATCGTGGGGGCTTGTTATGCCTGACACTTTTACCGCTAATCTGGCCTTAGTCAAGCCTGAAGTCGGCGCTTCAAGAGATACCTGGGGTAGTAAGACTAACAGTAACTGGGATATCGTGGATCAGCTTTTGTCCATGGCCATGCCGATTGGAGCTATCTTGGACTATGCTGGACCAACGCCGCCGCCTGGTTATCTCGTGTGTGATGGCAGGCTCGTCAGTAGGGTCACGTATGCGGCCCTATTCGCGGCTATCGGGACATTCTGGTCTGCAGGGGATGGGAGCACAACTTTCGGCCTCCCGAAAATCCAGGGCCGCGCGCTGGTCGGTCCTGGCACCGTCACCGACCCGAATGGCACCACGCTGTCGCTGACCTTCGCGCAGCAGCTTGGCTGGCTGTCCAACCAGATCCTGCAGACGCATCTGCCCAACTACGCGCTCTCCGTCACGGCGGCCGGCACGCATAGCCACGGCGGCGCCACGGTGGGGGCAGGCAGCCATGGTCACACCACCGACGTGCAGGGCCAGCATAGCCATAGCGGCGCGACGGCTGGAGAGAATGCCAATCATACCCATTCCGGCGTGACCGATGTGCAGGGCACTCACGCCCATACCTATGCTGGGATGTATGCCGGCGGGCCGACGAATATCGGCACCGGGCCATTTGGTGCGGGCAACCAGACCGCCACCAGCACTGACGGCGCACATCAGCACAACTTCACCACCGGTATTGAAAGCACTGCACATGCCCACGCCATTGCGGCAGATGGCAGCCACGCGCACAACGTCTCCGTCGTTGGCGATCATACGCACACGATCAATCCCGACGGCAGCCACGTCCACACTGTCAACCTCGGCGGCGGCGGCACGCTGTTCGGCCTGATGCAACCGGTAATCTGTGTGACCAAGATCATCTACGCCGGCCAGCAGGCGGTGACGCATGCCGTGGGCGAGGCCGCGCCGACCATCGAGGGCCGCGACGAACTCGCCGTCATCCGTGAGGAACTGGCGCAGTTGCGGGCCATCCTTGCACCGGCACGTTCGCCACGCTTGTTGAGTGCCCCTGCTAGGGGTATGCATTAGCAATGCCAGAACGTAAGCGCATCGAACATTGGAGAGATCACACAATTCCCGTGCCCTGGTCTGGGTGTTGGCTATGGGAGGGTTATGTCAGATCTGGGTATGGCAGGCTTCGTGGTAAGTCCGTGCATCGGTTGGCCTGGGAAGAGGTTAATGGTCCCATTCCAGCCGGATTATCTATATGTCATCGGTGCGATGTAAGGTTGTGCTGCAACCCGGAGCACTTATTCCTTGGCACGAATGCCGATAACAATCGGGATATGTCTGCCAAGGGGCGCAATGGGCAATCCAAAAAGACCCACTGTCCGCAAGGGCACGAATACTCACATGACAACACTTATATTACAATAGGTGGCCGGCGAGCTTGTCGCTTATGCACTCGTATTAAACAGGAGGCACGCTACCGACGGAACCCTGCAACAGTGCGCGCTTATTATATCGCACATAAGGCCGAGTACCGCGAACGAGATCTCCGTTATAAACAAAAGAGACGGGAAGCCAGGGCATTATGCCAAGAGTAGCGCAAGCTCCTCCTCCTGGGATTTTTAGGAACGCCACGGCCGAGGCCAGCTCGGGACATTGGTACGACGCCAATAACGTGCGCTTCCGCGGCGGGCAGTTGCAGCCGATCGGCGGCAATATCGCACAGCCCGGCACCACCGTTGCCGATCTGCCGCGCGATTTGCTGACTTGGCACGATAATGACCGCGTGCGCTGGGCCGCGTTCGGAACCGATAGCAAGCTGTACGCCTACCGCTTCGACCTGCAGACGCTCTACGACATCACTCCGTCCGGCGTTGGGCCGCTCGATCCGCCTGGCGCGCTGGTCGGCTACGGCATGGGCGACTACAGCGCCGACGCCTACGGCACCTCGCGCGACGCCGCCGATATCGGCACGCAGGACATCGCCGCGACCATGGGCGACCGCTGGGCGATGGATACGTTCGGCGAGGATCTGCTGATCGTGCCGACGCAGGACGGGCGGCTTTACCGCTGGACGCCGACCACACCCGCCACGCTGCCGGTGCTCGTGGCGACCGCGCCCACCAACTGCCGTGGCGTAGTGGTGACGGATCAGCGCCACGTCGTGCTGCTCGCCGCCGGGGGCGATCCGCGCAGCATCGCATGGTCGGATCAGGAGAACCCCGACGTTTGGCTGCCCGATGTGACCAACCTCGCGGGCAGCAAGCTGCTGCAGACGCAGAGCTACACCATGACTGCGATCAAGGTGTCGGACGGCGTGCTGATCTTTACCGGCAACGATGTTCACAAGATGACCTACGTTGGGGCACCATACGCATACGGCATCGTGCAGATCGCGTCGGGCTGCGGGCCACTCTCGCCGCGCGCCGTGGTGGCCATCGGCTCGTTCGTGGCGTGGCCTGGGCTGCAGACGTTCTGGGCGTACAGCGGCAATGTTCAGGCGCTGCCATGCACGGTGCAGGACTGGTTCTTCTCGCTGGTCAATCGCACCATGGCGGGGCGGTTGTTCGGTTCTCCTAACCCGTCGTTCAGTGAGCTGTGGTGGGACTGGCCGGACGAGGACAGCCTGGAATGCAACCGCTACATTGCGTTCAACTACGCCGACCCGGCGCATCCCTGGACGATCGGCGTTCGCTCTCGCACTGCCGGAGATCCGACCGGCACGATGGACTATCCCGTGCTCGGAGGCCCGCTGGCCGATGGCGGGGCGCTCTACCTCCATGAGTTCGGGTGGTCAGAGAATGGCGTGCCGCGTGCGGCCACCGGCAGCATCTATGCCGAGAGCGGCAACATCGTGATCGGCGAGGGTGACAAGCGTGTCCACGTCAAGCAACTCGTGCTCGATGCCACCACCGCGGTGGACGGCATGCTGGGGTATCGTTTCTTTCCCCGCGAGCAGCCCTACGATGCCGCATCAGAATTTGACACCGGATTATACAGTGTCACGCACGGAGGTCTCTTAGACGTTCGCTTCTCAGGGCGGTCCACTCGCATGCGCATGGAAGCCCTTCTGGACGGCCCGTTTGCAGTGGGCCGGCCGCGCCTTGAGATGCGCGCCGGAGGGCGCCGCTAGATGGCCCGCCCCTACCATCCGCCGGCACCGTTCACTGCGCCAGTCAGCGGCAACCTCGAACAGCGGCTGGCGGCAATCGCCGATGCCCTGAACCGCAAGCAGGACGCGGGCGGCACATCGACGGCGTTTCCGTTCGTAGGCTTCCAGTCGCCGAATGGCACCGTCTGGAGGCTGTCGGTGGATGACGCCGGCACTGTAGTGACCGAGATGGTGCCGCGATGAGCCTGAGCAGCGAGGAAAAGCTGCGGCGGCTGGAGAAGGCGCTGGAACACGGCGGCGGCACGCACACGGTGGACGACGTGATGGAGCGGGTGCGTGAGAACCGCGCCGCGTGCTGGCCCAACGGCGACAGCCTCGTGGTCACCGAGGTGCTGGTGTTCCCACGCCTGCGCGCCGTCAATTACTGGATCGCTTCCGGCAATTTGCAGGAGTGCTTGGCACTGG